TCATTAAAGGCGCAGAAAAAAAATTGCCCCAAAAAAAATTTTAGCTCTTGACACTAAGGTCATATTAGGCCTACATTCTCATCTCAAGAGGTAGGTTGTTGCCTTCCGTAAACAAAATAGGAGAAAAAAGATTATGGCCAAGCAGCTAAAAGAAACTATCAAGACAGTCGATGCGGGCGTTCCGGACCCCATGTTCCCCCAAGTAAACTCCCAGAACGAATGCTCCCCGATGTCTCAGGTATTAACCGAAGATGAAATTAATCCCCCTCTGGGCGCAGGTTGCCCCCCGGCCCCCCTGCTGGTGGGGTCCTCTTCTTTGCCAAGTCTCGACCCGGATATTTCTGAAGTTATTGGAATTGGCAGGCAGGAGTCAGTTGGGGGCTCTCCCTTAAATCTCTCATATTCCCCTCAGCGTGATGGCGGCTTTGTTGCTACGGTTGAAGGAGAATATCTGGCTCATCCAGTTGCGGGTATGATCAAAATTGTGAAAAAGTTCAAAAAGATGAAGGCTATTGTCCTGGACAAAAGGAGCGCTTTAAAGGAATTGAAAAGAATGGTTCTTCCAGCGATGCTTAAAAACAATCCTGATTATCCGGATTTTATCCGGGTGCGCCAGGTGTTTGTCTTGGATATAACCCCGATCCCTGGGACTCCTGACGTGGCTCTTGGGAAGAAGATGTCTGACATCCCTCTCATGTCCTTCAGCCAGCTTGTTAAATTAATTGGTGAGCATAAGTTGAATATCGACCCGGTGCTTTACGGAGACGATCTCCTGGCTCTTCGGGCTTCGATAATGGATACCCTGAATTCAAACCCCAGGATGCAGGCGAAGAGAAGCGTCAGAGAAGAATCCATGATCTATCAGAGAAGGCTCAGGGAAGCCCAACTCAGGCACGCAAATCTGCTGAAGTTTTAAAAAGATCTGAGGCCCTTTGTGGATTTAAACTTAAGGCCCCCGGTTGCGCCGTCTCTTTTCCCCGTCCCGCTCAAGCGAGATATTGAGTGGGTCGATGACGGCGCAGGGGGTCTTATGCCGAGGCCCGTTAACGTTCCGTTGATTGATTCCAAGTCCGCCAACCAGTTGGTTTCGGTGGCAATGTCCCTCCCCTATAAGGGAAAATACGTTACCAAAAAAATTGTAGAAAAAAATGAGAGTGGGTCTGAAACTTACGACGTAGAAGAATTTCAGCCGGTTGAGCAGCACGAGCCAGAATTGGCGGGCATGAGCCAGATTGAGGTGGCGATGATACGCCTGGCCCGGTTGGCTTCCGGGGGCAACCCTGCGGCCCTGGAACAGATTCTTGACCGCATTCTTGGTAAGCCCATTACAAAGGGGATGAGCATGTCTACGGACCTTCCTTATGAGAAATACCTGGAGATGGTTGCAAACCAGGTTCTAACTGCTTATGAAAATCCAACAAAATCAAAAGAAATTAGTTAAGGAGTTGAAAGATGCCAAAAATTGACCTAATACAAGGAGATTGCTTGGAGAAGATGAAAGATATTCCCGATGGGAGTATTGATATGATTCTTTGTGATTTGCCTTATGGAACTACTCAATGTAAATGGGATACAGTCATTCCGTTTGAGCCACTTTGGTTGCAATACAAAAGGGTTTGCAAAGGGGCGATTGTTCTAACTGGCAGTGAGCCGTTTTCAAGTTTATTGCGAGTATCTAATTTAGATATGTTCAAATATGATTGGATATGGGAAAAATCAAAGGCAACTGGACATCTTGACGCTAATCGGCGTCCATTAAAAAAACATGAAATTATTTCTGTGTTTGGAACCTTAGACACCTATAATCCGCAGGGCTTGGTCACTAAAGATAAGCCTACTATAAGCAAGGGTAATAGAGGCAAGAAAGGAGAAGGTAGTAGCGGAGAGTGTTACGGCTTGGCGAATAAAGATGTTATTGTTACACAATACAACTACCCCAAATCAATTATATCATTTAATGTGGATATGAAAGCTGAGTTTCACCCCACTCAAAAACCCGTTGCTCTATTTGAATACCTAATAAAAACCTATACCAATGAAGGCGAAACTGTTCTTGATAGTTGCATGGGTTCAGGAACATCTGGCGTTGCTTGTAAGAACCTCAACCGCAACTTTATCGGAATAGAGAAAGACCCTGAGTATTTCAAAATTGCAGAGAGGCGAATAAATGAAAATATATAAAATCAGGCTGAAAATACGCCTGTCGAATCTAATGGAATTTGAAAAGGAGGAGAATAATCTATGACAAGTACTTCTGCAAATCCAGCGGTACTTCAAGTGCACAAGCGATTGCAGACGGAGTTTCCTTTCTTCGCCAAGTATGCTCCGTTGAAGATTATTGATAAAGCGGGCCGGTCCATCTTCTTCGTTCAGAATTTTGCCCAGCAATATATCCACCGGATATGCGAGGCCCAGAGAAAATCTTTAGGCATGGTGAGAGCATTGCTTGTGAAGCCAAGGCAGATCGGATCTTCGACGGATAGGGTTTTGTATAATACCTGGAAGGTAACACGCAGCCCCGGGCGCAAAGCCGTTACAATGGCTCATCTGGCGTCGACTACGACTTCCCTTCAGGATAAAGTAAAATACGCGATTGATAATGCCAACCCGGCGGCAGTGCCGAAAATGGAGATCTCCAACCAGAGAAGAATGGTATTCGAAGGGATCGGCTCCGAGATTACTTTTGGAACGGCGAAGTCTGAAGAGTTTGGCCGGGGGATCACGCCCCATGATTTCCATGGTTCTGAGGTAGCCTTTTGGGCGGTTCCCGCGAGTTTGATTGCCGGGGTTATCAACGGGGTCCCCATGGGAAATGATACTTCTGTTTTTATGGAGAGCACAACGAATGGCGTTGGTGACTGGTTTCATACGGCGGTCCAGAATTCCCTCCAAAGAAAATCCCCATACGTAACTCTGTTTGTCCCCTGGTTCTGGCAAGTCGAATATCAAATGGCCCTTGAGGCGAATGAAGATTGGGAACTCGATAAAGACGAAGAGAAATTGATTCAGGTATTTAAACTTTCGCAGGCGCAGTTGAAATGGCGACGGTTTAAGATTGCAGAATTGGCTTCCCAAAAATTATTCAAACAAGAGTACCCGGCAACCCTGCAGGAGGCATTCCAGTTTGGTGGGGTGCCCCTGCTTGATGGCGACGCGGTTTTAATGGCGAGGAAATGTCAGGTTGAGGTCCAGGAATACGAGCCCCTGATCTTCGGGGGTGACTTTGGTGGCAGGACTGAAGGGGAGAAGGAGAAGAAGCCGGACCGGTCAACTCTGGTGCGGAGGCGGGGGAGAACTATTTTTCAGAACTATGAGTGCTGGGTGAATCTGGGCCCGGTGGATCTGGCGAATCATTATGCGAGGCTCATCCATACGGAGAAGCCCCAGAAAGTTTTTCTTGATTATGGCTATGGTTTTGCAGTGGCAGACATTCTTTACAACCTCTCAAGTGAGTTCAGACAGATAGTCACCCTGGTTCAATTTGGGGGTGCCCCGAGAGATAATGTGAAGTATGCAAACAAACGGGTTGAGATGGCTTTCGATTTTAAAGAGTGGCTGGATGATGGCCCAGTGTCTATTCCGGATACGGATGAGTTTTGCACGGATATTATGTCGGTGCCGGATGCAACCTGGACGGCTGGGCAGAAGAGGAGAAAGCTCCCGGCGAAAGATGAGATCCGAAGTAAGACCGGCTTTTCCCCGGATTTTTTTGATGCGGCTTGTTTGACTTTTGCATACCCCGTAAAAAAGACTAGACTTATCGTGGGGACTTGGGGTATACTGAACGGCGTAACAGCCCAGAGTCTTGTTAAGTCTGGACGAAGAGGCTTATCAAGTCGGGTGTATAAACGTAAAATGTGAGGGGATCCCATGTGTTGCGGTATCTACTAGTAGGAGAAACTTTATGAGCGGAACGATAGCAGGTTCGCATGGTTTGTACGCTGCAAGGCAAGCTCAGGCGCGTCGAAGGGCAAATGCCAGTGCCACAGGAGACAACTGGTCTGACAATTATGGCGAGGGCGACCAGGGTCCTTCTTTGATGGGAAAGTTTCTTGAGAATATGCAGGGGACCTTTGAGGCTCTTGCTAATGCTCAATCTCAACTTGCGAAAGCTCAGGCGGACGCAAAGAAGGCCCAGGCAGATCAAGTCAAAAAAGAAAAGCAGGCCCAGAAAGATGCTGAGGCTGCACTTAAGTCCCGGGGCAAAAGGCTACGGGCAAGTATTTTCACAAGTGAGGAAGGTGTCCTTGGGCCCCCCACCGCGGCCAGAAGTAAAGTTTTTGCAACGTAAATAAAAAATAAAAGGAGAAGTGAGCATGAAGAAGTTTCTGTCGTTTTTGGTTCTTGGGATTTTTGTGGGTGTTGGGTTCTACGCTTTTGCGACCCCTGTCACCGCGTCGATCACGGGCGCCCGGGCTGCGTATATTGCCAGCGTGTATGGCCAGGTGAACGCTGCGATCTCTGGTTACAAGTCCTCGTTCAACATACCTAATCACAAAAATATCAGGCGTGTTGGCGTGAAAAATCGTACTTCTTCAACCACGGTCTTGTATGTCTCATTTAATAGGGCAAGTATTTACGGAGCTCACGCAAACGAAGTTGCCACGACTGCAGCCTCGGCGACAGCAACTTTGGATGCTGCGATTACTGACCTGAGAGTTGGGGATATTCTCCAATTTACAGAAGCGGGTGCGGACTACGGTCCCCATATGATTACCGCTATGTCAACCGACGGGTTGACTGTAACTCTGAATCCTGCTCCTACTTTAACGACTGCGAACATGGATTTTAGTCTGTCTGAGGTTGTGGTTCCTGCCGCAACGGAAACTCCGATTTGGTTTGAAATAAACCCTGAGTCCATTGGTGTTGGGGCAAACGACGACGACTGTGCTTATCAGTTGATCTTGGAGTATGTTGATTAATCAAACACAATAAGGAGCACGATCATGCGTTACTATTTTTCTAAATTGGATATTCTAATGGTTGTGATCGTGCTCCTTATGATTTTTGTTGGGCCGATCAAGGCGGCGAATGATTCTGGGACGAATTATGTCTCCCAGGGTTTCAGCAAGGCCCGGTCAGTGATAGCAGAGCAGACGGCATGCCTGTATACTATTCAGGCGGCAAATACGGTTTATAAGTTCTCGCTCCCAAGTAGTAAGATCCCCATTTCCCTTTCTGTAAGAAACACTCATGCGACGGCCCAGGTGTATGTGGATGCTACTCGAACAACTTGTTATAATAAAACAGGGACCGGGGCCTCTACAGCAGCGGATGCGACATTTAATCTGGGTGAAGCGGTTGCAGGTCTTCGTGCGGGGGATATTATTGTTTTCACAACGACTAACGCAGATCAGAAGCCGTATACACTAGCCTCAGTAACAAGTACCTCGATTGTTGAATTAGCAGAGGCTCCGACTCTCACAACGGCTTCCCAAGCGTGGAGTATCACGAGTGCGAGAGTGAGCCCAGGTGAAACCAGATCGTTTGACGTGGCCGCAGGGCCAATCGCTTTGCAGGCGAATACTGCATCTACGGGGGTAGAGTTGACCCTTGGCTATCAACGAGAGGACTAATATGCGATCCATTTTAGGGTTTTTGGCTCTGATGGGGTTGTGCTTTTTTGTGTCTCCTACGAGTGATACCCTGGTTATGCCGGGGAAAGTGTTGGCAGATACAAGTCCGCAGCTTGGCGGAGACCTTTCTCTGAACGGGAAGAATCTTGACTTCCCGACGACTGCCAATATCTCAGACTGCCTCGATGAAGACAACATGGCTTCGGGCTCTGCGACCAAGCTGGCGACACAACAAAGTATTAAGGCGTATGCTGACACGAAACAGGCTGCAATGGGTGCTGACGATAACTACGTCACGGACGCAGAGAAAATCATCATCGGGAACACGAGCGGAACGAACACAGGGAACAACGCGACCAACTCACAATACAGCGGGCTGGTGTCCAATGCCACGCACACGGGGGATGTGACAGGGTCTGTAGCTTTAGTCATCGCAGCTCAAAGAGTCTATGCATCCATGTTTGCCAGTACGAACGCGGCAGTGGATCTTTACACTCCGGTGTATGACTCTTCAACCGGGAAATGCACATGGACGGCCCCAGTGACTAAACACATTCGGTGCGCGATCGTTGACCCAAATACGGCAGTCACTAAAACGGCAACGATCTGTTTAATTCCAACGACAGCCTCAGCGATCACAATCACCAGACTTGATGTTTCAACAAGCTCTGCTTCATACGAGGTCGCAGGGGATTTGAAATGGGCTGATGCGTTTATCGGTTTGGCAAACGCAGCAGTCATCGAGACTTTCGACACAACCAGCGGAGTTAGGAGTGATTCTTCCATTGCTTCCGGGGCGGTGGCTTCTGGGAAATGCGTTTATCTGTCTTTCGACTCGGCCCCTAATGCCCTGATGGTGAGCGTAACAATCGATATCTGGTACACAAGTTAAAGGAGCGAAATGAAAAAGTTTTTTGCGATTTTTATTTTTATTACTTCCTTTTGTTTTGCAGACGTGACCGCAACGATAACAGGCGTCCGGCTTGGAGATCAGCACTATGTTTGGATTGATATACAATACAACATCGATGGGCGCGTCATTCTAAACGCTTATCCATTCGATATGAAAAATTATGCCGGGAAAACAAACGCAGAATTTTTCCAATGGATAAAGACAAATGTCGAATATCAATGTGACCGCTACATCGAAGCGGAATTCCGAAAAAAGAAAAATCAATCAGAGATCATTACCAAGTTAAACACGCTTCTGCTTAATAAATCGATGACGAAACAGAATGCGGAACTGACTTTCGATAAAAATAACGACGGCATAGATGACTTGAAATGGACAATCAAAACGGATGGGACATACGTTGAAACAGCTGTTTCTTAATTTAATAATTTTAATTTTTCTCTCTCCCCTCGTGCATGGGGCCGTTGTCGTTGGCACGAATTGCGGTTTTGTTTCATCTGTTCCGACCGCTGATCCAGACACGAGTTTGGTATATGGGGTTGATGATTATTCATGGGCGAGTAAATTCACATCTCCGGCAACGGCGGCTTTAGTCTCTGGCATGGGATGGTGGTGTGATGCGGCTTCGGATGCCGCTAATTTTGAGGTTGGGATTTATTCGCATGATGCAGGGAACAACAAACCCAATCTGAGATTATTTGTCAGTGATACGAATGCGAAAGGGATTGATGCTGGCTGGAAAAACGTTTCCAGCCTTTCCTGGTCAATATCAGCCAGTACCGTTTACTGGATCGCTTTCCAGTGTGATAACACAGGCACCCCGACCTATACAAATCGCAAAGATGATGCCTCGTACAAGATGGATTACAAGCAGCCAAATGAAACGACCTTAAGTGATCCTTGGGGAACTTCAAAGGGTACGCTCGGGGTGAATATAACAGTTTATGCTTTATGGGCAGCGGCTTCTGGTTATGGGAACGTTTTAATTTCAGAGGACTGTTAAATGAAAATTAAAACATTCATCATTCTTTTTCTCAGCTTTCTATTTTCATTTTTAGTTTCGGCATCCCCATTGATGGTGTCGAACGAAGCCAGATGAAGCGGCTATTCTTGAAAAAAAAAGAAAACAGAATTGACCAATGAGTATAACAGTCTGCCAATAACGGCAGCGATAAAATAGGAGATATTATTGAAAACATTGGCTCAAATTCGTTCCCGGCACAAGTATCTCGTTTCCCAGAAGGCTCCATGGATCCCGCTCTACAATGCCGTAGCAAAGTATCTCCAGATGAGAAAAGACTTTTATGGGTTGTCAGAGCAGTCCCCGGGCAGTTTTGTTCCCGCAGATATTTATGATACGACCGCAGTAAAAAATAAGCAGCTTGCTGCATCTGCCCTCGTCGGTTGCCTTTGGCCTGATGGCCCAAGGTCTTTTGAGATTGTGCCCGCTGAAGATTTTGACGAGAAGGACAACCAGGAGGTCATCGACTATCTTTCTAAAGTGACTGATAGGATGAGGTATTATATGGCTCACGCAAAGTCCGGGTTCGCGGTCGCCCACGGGGAATTCGCTGAAGATCAGTTTTCTTTTGGCACAACGGGTTTTGCTGTCATGGGTAATAGCGAAAATTGGCCGGTTGTTTATCGCTGCTGGGACGTGAAAGAAATGGTTATTGATGAAAATGCAGAGGGCGCGGTGGACACGATATACCGGACCCGGAATATGACTATACGACGGGCGATGGAGGAATATGGAGCTGAGAATTTCAGCGCTACTGTTCAAGGGAGAATAGCAGGCGGGGCCCTGGATGATAATATCTGCATTGTTCACTGTATCTGCCCTCGCTATGGCAAAGGGGAGCGGATCCCCGAGGGCAAAGAAGGCGTTCTCTTTATGCCCTTTGCGTCCATTCACTATGAAGAGTCAACGGGAAAGATCATTGAGGAAGGGGGCTTTGAAGAGTTTCCAGTTCCCGTGTGCCGGTTAATAAAGCTCGCCGGATGGACCTACGGCTGGTCCTCTGCGTTGGCCGCGCTTCCGGATATTATTGAGCTCAATGCGTTTTGGGAAGCGATGTCTGAGGCTGCTGAGAAAGGTGTGCGGCCACCGATGGGTGTTTATAATGACTCTGTAGTTAATGGAACGCTGAATACGGGATCTGATGAGGTCACCGTTTTTCAGGTTGATGGGCGCCAAGGAAACCAGTTACCCGTCTTCCCCATTCAGTCAGTCGGGGATTTTCGGGGCCTGCGGGAAGTAATTGAAGCAAAGACAGAGGCGGTGAAAACGAACTTCTTCGTTGACCGGCTTATGGATTTTAATAATGAGGCCCGGATGACCGCGGCTGAAGTGGCGGCTCGGGGTGACTTGAGATACAAGTCTCTTGGTGCAATCTTTGGCAGGCAGGAAAGTGAAATGCTGGTTCCGGTTATTGAGCGCACTCATAATATTCTTTTTACAAAGGGCCTCCTTGGTATCGGGGTTGATACCCAAGAGGCTTTGGAAAAAGAGTCAATGAGCTTAAAATATTGGAGGATCCCCCAGGTTATTGTTGAGGCCATTCTAAATGGGCAGTCTTATTTCCAGATTGTATTTCGGAATTCAGTTACCGCTATGAAGAATTCAGAAGAGGTAGGAGGGATTATTACTCTTGCCCAGACAACGGGGTCCCTTGCCCAAATAGATCCCCAGGTTCTCGATAAGCTGCATGTGGATAACATGGTAGGTAGACTTCGAAAACTTCTTGGGACACACCCGTCACTTGAAAGGGCCCAGAAGGAAGTCGAGGCTATCCGGGCGAATAGGCAACAAGTTCAGGCACAAATGGCCCAGACGGAACAGCGGGAGAAGGGGGCAAAGGCTGAACAGTCTCTTGCGCAGGCAAGAGCCATGGACGCGAAGAGTGGGCCAGTGGTTTCCGGGTTCCCGATAGGTGGTATGTGAAGCCTGCTGCAAAGATAATCGCCGACGGGAATCAGGTGCAATATGAAAACTTTGCCCAGGTTTGCAGGACACGTCGGGGTATTGAGGCCCTCAATTTTATTTTCAAACAATGTAGATATGCGGGGTCTATGACAAATGTGGACCCGGCTTCGGGAGAGATTAACACAAATGCGGTTATTCATAATACGGCCCAGAGGGCAATATGGATGAGTATTCGTCAGTATATACCTGTTGAGGTATTGGCAGAAATTGAAATAACAAGAACGATGAAACCCAAACCGGAGGCCCCTCATGCCTGATCCAGTTGCAATCACGTCGGAAACCCCAATTATCGCGGAGATCATTCCAGAGGAATTCAGAAGCGCTGAGTTTTTCAAGCCGATCAAAACAGTTGGCGATCTGGTAAAATCTTACGCCAATGTTCAGCCGCTCATTGGGAAGAAAGAACTTGCCCCACCAAAAGATGATGCCCCACCTGAACAGTGGGACACCTACTATGAAAAACTTGGGAGGCCAAAAGCCCCTGGTGATTATGGTTTGGCGCTTGATGAAAAAGCCCCGGAACATGATAAAAAAATGTTGTCGGGGATGACGCAGGCTTTTCACAAAGCGGGGCTTACTACAAAGCAGGCAAAGGCGATTGTTGATAATTATGTCCCGATGATAAAGTCCCTTAAGGACGAGATGGATACCGCAAATCAAGCGGATTTTGACAAGCGAATATCCACGGTTTTTGGTGTGGAAAAAGATGCTCAGCTTGCGAACGCAAAGAAATTGCTTCAGGCATTCACTCCTGAGTCTATCAGGGGGGATGTGGAGGCCCTGGACAATAAGAGTCTTTCTGTTTTGGCGGCTGTTGTTAATTCAATGGCAAAAAAGTACATGAAAGAATCTGACTTGGGATCAGGTGGTAGCGGGGCGGGGTCGGCGGATACGAAAGAATCTCTTGACAAAGAATACCGGGACCTGGCCAAGGCGCCGGGGTTTGAAGATTTTACGCATCCGGATCACAAGATGTTGATGAGTAAGCGCGACGCGCTCCGGGAACGTACAAAGAAGGTCCTGGAGAAAAACTCTTGACTTAGGCAGGGGCCTAAAGGTATACTAGGCACGAAGGGCAATCTGCTAAAAATAGATCCTTCTGAAGTGGGGAAAATCTCCCACCGGCATGACTGGCCGAAAGAAACTGGTTAGCGAGTATCCGCGAGTGCGGGGAGTATTCGTGAAAAACTTATTTTTAAGTAACCAACTTTTTCAGAAGGAGATACTACGATGACGAATGCCTTAGATCCAGTCCTGGTAAATGAGTTCGCGAACAGAACTCTTCTCAAGACCGAGCAACTTATTTCGAAACTGCGGCCCTTTGCTATGCCTGTGGAGGTCAAAGGGGAAAATTGGTTCACCAATGACGTTGGTGGGGTTGAGTTCCAGGCTGTCAATGGCCTCTATCAGCCGGTTCAATTCTCCCAACTCGCCTGGGGCCGGAGAGCCATGATCCACCAGAGGATCTATGCTGCCATCCCGATTGACGCTGCTAACGAGCGCCAGATCCTTGAAGACCTGAACGGAGTCTATTCCGCTCGCCTAGCCGCCGGGTTCAACCGGTATATTGACCGTCTGTTTGTGACGGCTCTTCTTGCCACAGTTCTCACCGGCAAGGCAGGGACAAATTCAACCACGTTCTCCTCTGACGGTGGGTTCACGGTGGACGCTACCGCCGGGTTGACTTACGAGAAACTTCTTGAGATCATCCAGAACTGGATCGATGCCGACTATGATGTGGCCGGCGAAAACAAGATGCTGACCGTAACTGGCGATGAGCACACGGAATTAATGGGTGAGCTCGAATTGGTGTCCGGGGACTTCACCAATAGACCCAAGCCCTCTGATTCCGGCATGATCGAGAGAGCCGCTGGACTTGAATTGATTAAGTTCGGTGGGGCTGTCCAGAATCCGATCCTCCCAGTGGCCAGCGGGGTGAGAAGCCTTGTGGCGACCCTTGGCAAGCCATTGATCTTCGGGATTTCGAAAAACCTGTCTATTACGAAACAGGAAAGAAATGACCTGATTGAAACCAGTCAGATCCTTGCAGTGGCCGATATTGGCGCGGTTCGGGTCGAGGGTGGCCGGGTCCAGAAGGTTGATGTAACCGAATAATAAACGGGTTGAATTCAAAACTTTTTCATAAGGAGATAAGAATATGGCTGTCGTAGACCTGAAAGTGAATAGTGAAGCCGAGGCGGGGCGCAATGATGTTGTGTCCGGAAAAGAGATTGTTGTCCCATTTTTCCACACCACCGGTGTTGCGGATAGTATCGGCAGCGTGGTTCGGTTGGCTTGCGGTATTCCTGCGGACGCTATTGTCACAGAAATATCCATCTGGTCCGATGGGGTGACTTCCCTGAATGATGTGGACGTTGGAGTCTACAAGAATGAGTCCCTTGGTGGCGGTGTTATCGACGCGGACTGTTTTGGGGATGCTCTTGACCTTTCGGGCAGTGTTGCCAAAACCGTAATCAATGGGGGTCTTGTCACCCTGGCCAATGGTGACTACGGAAAAACCATTTTCAATCAGGTAGGCACAACCCTGATGCCCGTGAGAGTCCCAGTGGATATTTGCCTGACTTTCAAGGTGGCAACATCTGAAGCGGATCAGATTGCCGGAAGGGTTAAGTTTATCGCTCCGTAAGTTTCTGTAAACCTTTACTTAAAAGCCCACGGTCCAGCAATGGGCTGTGGGCTTTTTTATAGGGAGGCGTATGCCATCACCCACTACAGTGAGCCAGATATGCCGGTTGGCTGCGTCTTTGTTTGGGGAGCCGATTTCCAATATTGAGACACCGGTATCCGACGCGGAGCGGCTTTGTTCTTATTGGTACGACCTTTCCCGGCAAGCGTGCCTTCGCCTGGGCGTCTGGAATTTTGCAAACCGGAGAGTAGTCTGCCATAGGGATTCAGAAGACCCAACCCTGGGGTATCCGGACGCCTACAATCTTCCGAATAATTTTATCCGTTTGCGGTTTATCGGGGATGACTACGAGAATACTATGCGAAGGGACTACGAATTGGAGAGTGGCCAGATCCTTATCGACAATGGCGGAGAGGGGTCTATCGAAATCGGCTATGTCGCGGATGAGACAAATGTCGCCAAGTTTGATCCATTGTTCAAACACTTTTTGGTGTTGACATTAGCCCTTAATATCTCGGGCGGGTTAAAGAAACAGGTTAATTCAAATACTTATAAAATTCTGACCGACTGGAAGGGTACTATGGAGTCAGTCGCCAAAAGTGTAGACGGCCAGGAAAGGCCCCCGGTGAAACGAGACACGAGCAAATTTCGCACCCGCAGAATGGGAGCCAGCGATATTTCACAGGATAACAGATATGTGAGCATTTCTTAACATGCCTCTTATAACAGACACTCTTTCAAATTTTGCTTCTGGGGAAATCTCCCCGAAGGTCTGGGGCCGATATGAGTTGCCCCTGTATCGGTCTGCGCTTGAGCGATCTGAAAATTTTATTCCCGAGCAACAAGGCTCTTTACGGTTCAGGAATGGGAGTATTCATATCCGGCACACGAGGAGAAATCTAAGGGCTTTTTTTATTCCCTTTCAGTTTAGTGATTCCCAGTCGTATTTACTCGAATTCACGAATTACAAGTTCCGGATATGGAAAGACCAGGCGCTTATCGTGAACACAGCAAAAAATATTACCGGGGCTACTCAGGCGGATCCTTGCGTCATAACGAGCGCAAGCCACGGGTTTGTTGAGGGTGATGAGGTTTATATTGATTCAGTAGTGGGCATGACTGAGTTGAATGGAAAATTTTATGTCGTTACTAATCCGGCGGCCAATACTTTTGAATTGCATGATTCTAACGGGACAGCTTTAGGGGAGAATATTGATAGCTCGGGATTCGCAGCCTATACTTCAGGCGGAACTGCTGCTAAGGTTGCTGAAGTAAGAACGCCCTATTCGGTGATCAAGGGGATAATTGATACTCCACCCGAAATAAAATATTCGCAGAACGCCGATGTGATGTACCTGGTTCATCGAAATTATCTTCCCTTAAAGCTCACGAGGACGAGCCATACAGCATGGACGCTGAAAACTTTTGTCAGAACGGAGGATCCGTTTTTATCTCTTGCGGCAACCAAGGCTATCAGCGCAATTACGAAGGCAGCTCCGGGTGTCCTGACGACAAGTTCAGCACACGGATATACAACTGGGGACCTTATTCAAATCCAAGCCATTGTAGGGATGACTCAATTAAATAATCAGCAATTTTATATTGATGTTGTTGATGCCACAAGGTTTTCTCTCCGGTATGTTGATGGAACCCCTTTGGATACCACAGCGCTTACAACCTATGTTTCCGGGGGAACTGCGGCAAAGGCTACTGTTCTCGGGTGCCCCCAGGCAGTCGCTTTTAATGAGGGGCGGGTCTGCTATGGTGGGACCTCGGAAAACCCGGAAACCTTTTACATGAGCAGGACGCCATCCACTACAACAGGGGCCCCCCGATATGATGATTTTACAACGGGGGCGGACGCAGACCATGCCCTTGTTTTTACCCAGGCGCCCTCTTCATCGGGAAAGGTTGACTCTATTCAATGGTTTTTTTCAAATTTAAAATTCCTCGTGGCGGGGAATTTCGGGGGGTGCAATCGGATTGATGGGGGGAGCGATACCGATATAATTAAGCCAACGGCTATTCGAGTCAAGCCCCTGGATACCCTTGGTGTAAAGAATATGATGCCTATTGGGGCAGGCAACGGAAACCTGGTATATATTCAGCGGGGCGGAAAATTGCTCCGTTCTCTTGAATTTGATTATAATATTGATCAGTACGTGTCTGTTGATCGGAGTCTCGTGGCGGATCATCTGACGAATGCCGGGATAAAGCAGCTTGCGTATCAGCGGGGGACCTCTGATGTTCTGTGGTGTGTATTGGATGACGGAACACTAAACGGAATGATTTTTAAAGACAAGTCTGACGTAAGCGGGTGGTTTCGGGTTACACTTGGGGGGACCGGTGTTTCTGTTTTAAGCATAGGAATCTATCCAAGGTCGGATGATTTCGACCAGGTTTGGCTTATAGTTGAGCGTACTATTGATGGGGTAACACGTAGATATGTTGAGTATTTCGATGATCCCATTTCTTTCCCTGTCCTGGAAGATTTTTTTACGCTTCCGGAAAATGCTACTGAGGACACGCAGCACTATCAAAACAGGATGTTTGAGCTCCAGAAATTGTCAAAGCATGTGGATGCTTCTGTCACGGTTGACGGATCGGCCAGGGGTGATGCCGTCGGGGCTACTCTTACTCCGGGGGCGGTGACCGGCCTGGGTGTTACATTTACAGCTTCGGCCTCCGTGTTTGTCGCCGCGGATGTGGGTAATGAACTGTGGATAAGATATATGGATGGTAGTGAATCAGGCCGGGCTAAAATTGTGAGTTATGTAAATGCAGGTGAGGTCACCTGTGATATTACGCAAGATTTTAATTCGACGGATGCGGTTCCCCGGGGTGAGTGGTTCATAACTTTCAGATCTATTTCTGGTCTGGATCATCTCGAAGGGGAAGATGCTCAGCCAGTTTGCGACGGGAAGGCTCATCCTGTTTTGACAGTTACCGATGGGGCAATTACATTGGACTATGAAACCTCCTATGCTCATATTGGTCTAGCTTACAAGGGGGTGGCCAAGACTCTGGATATCATTCCTGCAATATCGGGGGGATTGATAAGCGGGAAAATAAAAGTGCTTCAAGGGGTCCGCTTGGGTCTTACGAATTCAGTTGGTCTTTATGTGGGTAATACAGTTCATAGCGTTCGGCAGCTTATTTTCCAGAGTACTTCGGATATTGTTGGAAGGCCGCCCCCTCTGTTCACTGGGGACAAAGAGATTACAGCACCAGGCGGATGGGGCCGACGGGCTCAATTAGTCTTTTTGCAGCTTAAGCCATATCCTTGTACGATCAATCAGCTTAGTGTAGATCCTTTAATAGAGGAGCCGATCGGTGAGTGAGATGATCAAAGTTATTAGATTTTCTTTGGCTGATCTTGAATGGCTGCAGCCACGAGAGGAAGAGGCGGCCCTTTTAAAAATGCCGGGCTTTCGGGATCACTTGGAAGTCGTGGTCAGAACAGGTGGGGCTTTTACTGCTTGGCTTGACGGGGATGTCTTTGCTATTTATCTTCATGTTATTTTGTGGCCCGGGTGCGCAGAGGTTGGGCTTCTTGCTTCCAAATTGGCTACAAAAAAGAAGAAGCTCTTTGTAAAAACTACTCGGATTTTCTTAGAGACTTTTGAGAAAAGTTTTAAAGGATTGCAAAGAATTCAAGCGACCGGAGTAATAGACGCGGCGCATGACAGATTATTTAAAGCCTGTGGTTTTACAATGGAATGCGAGAGAATGCAGAAGTATCTCCCAAACGGGGCCGACGCAAGACTGTGGGCCCGGATTAAGGAGGTTGCGTAATGGCTGCGGCACTTCCAGTATTAGCGGTAGCTAGCGGGGCGTTCTCCATATTCTCCGGGGTTAATCAAATAAGGGCTTCCAATAGTTCTGCAAAGCTCACTCAATATGGAATTGATGTCCAGCAGCAATTTAATGAGAGAGCTTATAAAGCTGACGTACAAGCGGCTGAGGCCGCCGGGCTTATGGGGGTAATGGAGGCCACGATGACAAAGCTGCAAGTCGCCGGGCAAATGAGGGACGCTGCCTATGCGGTGCAAGATATTCTGGATCAGGCGACTTTTGCAAAAATTGACAATCGAAAGTTTTTAGCGGACCAGGGAACTGATTTCATAAAGGCTGGGGTAGACTTGGCGGGGTCACCTTTAATGGTTCTTACTGAAACAAAATTAAATGGGGTTAAGGACGTTAAATCTCTGACAGCCCGGGCGGTGGCCATAGCGGAGAAAGGCCAGATTGAGGGGTCTGTCGGGCTTGCTTCAGCGGATGCCCGAAGAATTTCAGCAGGGCTGGACAGAACAAATTTATTAATCGCTGCCGGGCTCCGAAGGGATCAGGGTAATTTTAACGCCGTGTATAGTGCGGCAAGTAACCGGCTAAATCAGAGTTCCGGAACAATGGCGGGTCTCACAACGATGCTACAGGGGTTTACCTCTATAGCAAGTTTGGGGAAATAATATGGCTATATCAGAATATAGAAGAAGGATTTTTGCATCGAGGGCAGTAGGCGCCCCCAGTATTAATGTTGGGGCTTTTTCCTCCGTTGCCGAGGCCCAGGTTCGGGGGGCAACGAATATTGGGAATGTCCTACGCCAATCCGGTGACGAGGTCCGGCGGGATACCGCTAATCTGGCAAATGCGAAACTTCAGAATGCCGATGCTCTGGCAAATCTGGCCCTCAACGCAACCCGTTTGGCTGTCACTCTGGCAGATAGAAAGACAAAGGTTCTGGCAAACAACGCCAGGACTGAAAGGCAGCATACTGAATTTGAGATCGGGCTTCAGCAGTTACAGAGCCAGGTTGAGACTAAAATGGGGACAACGGATCCGGATTCCATGTCCAGGGTGTTTTTGGATCAGGGTGAGGCAATGAGACAAAAGGCTCTCGAAGGCCAGACTACTGAAGAGAAAAGCATTAATAGTACCCGGTTTGAATCAACCCTTGGTGAATATGCAAAGAAGATTCAAGGGTCTGTAGATGGCTATCGGATTGCGAACGTAAAGGCGGATGCTGAAATGACGCAGTCTCTTTTAGTAAAGCAGGCAGCGTCCCAAGTAGATCTTAATGGGCTGCTAAAAAGCATGGGGGATGCGGGTGCAAGGATTGACGGGCAGAATTTCAGGGCTGCCCTGGGGCCGGATAAAACTGTCATGGCTGCTTTGAATACGAAGAGGAACCAGGTAAAAGCCTATTTTGACGCGAACATGGCAACCGGCGATAAGAATCAAACTTTTGCAGATTTTCAGTATCTCAAGCCGGAACTTGAGAAAGCGAGTGTTTTTGGAAGGGACGAGCTTGCGAAAATGGAAACGGATTTAGTTGACCAATTTAAGACCAGGCAAAGCCGGGAAGATATACTATTTCTTTATAAGAATCACGAGCTCGCATCTAAGTCTATGATTGAATTGGAAAACGGGCAGCTTTCTGCATTAACAGCCCAGGGTTACGTAGACGCTATTGACCAAAAAATTGAGCAGACAAAACTGGATGAGAAAATTGACGAGGGGAAAAAGCCTCTATTAATTAAGACCCTGGAGAATGACAGGGAGACTTATCAAAACTTTGTCCGGATTGCAGTGGACCGGGGCGGAGATATAACAAAAGTAGAGCAGGAGGAGGCCCTTCTTGCTGCAACGGACGCAGTCACTGATCTTTTTGGGAAGTTCAATACCAGAACCAAGAAGTTTGAGAAGAAAGATATACTTGGAAAAAATAATTTGGAGTCATTGGCCCAGGCAAGCGAGACCCGAAAAATTATATCTGGAGCTGTTGCCATTGGTGCCATAACCAGAAACAAAGCGATTGTTTATTTTAGTGCTATCGACCGGGCCCTTGGGGTCCTTGGCCAGAAAATAAAGCCGGAGACCCAATTTACTGGTGGGATTGAAACGCAAGAGCACCCATGGCTTCGGAATTATTCTACCACGTTTGATTATGGATTAAAATCTGTTATGGATGAGGTCAATCAAAGGCCAGCTAAAGAAAGAAAACAGATGAAGGCCACCGTGGTACCGGAATTTTTCAGACTATACGACATCGTCAGGAAACAACGAGAGGAAACAGGTCAGCAAATGGATGTGGGAACTGCTCAAAAATTGGTTCAGGCAGCCCTCCAGCCCCATTACCAAAGAGAAAATCCGGCTTCAGTGATGGGTGAAGTGGGGCAAATGGGAATGACCCCCGTCGGGCTTAGAAAAATAGCGGGTATCAATCCAGTAACAGGAAAGCGGGCTTTTGATTTTTCAGATGAAGATGTACGAGTTTTAAGCGCAAGGAGCCAATAAGATGCCTACGCTGACACTTGATGACATCGATGCCCTTGGCGGAAATTCTGAGGCTCCCATCGTTCTTGATGAGGTGGTTGTTGGGGAGAATGGGTCTCAGCAACCTGGGCCTCAGCCAGTGCAAGACGAGCCCCTGGGCCTCCATTCAACAGTCGATATTCCAAAAGGCTTTGATGACCTTACAATCGACGTGCCCGTCGAGCTTCGTAAGAAATGGGAAGGGCAGGGGGCGATTGGCGCCTGGGAACTCTGGTCCCGGAAGTCTCCCGCAGAACTTCTTGGAGTGCTTCCTTTTGCCGGAACGGTATCGGAAGCCGTTGGACAAAAAAATATTGGTGATGCGATGAGCCGCTTAGTTGGCGGGGACTACGTGGATCCTGCGGTAAAAGTGGCAGATAAAGAAGCTGTTAAAAAATTCTTCTATTCCCTGGAAGAAAAAAGGGTCAGGGGCATATCTACAGGCGGGCTCATTACTGACCAGGCTCTTTCCATGCCAGCCTATGCTCTTGAAATATTTTCGTCTCTTGGTGTTGGAGGGCTTGCAAAGCTCTCTGCGGAGATCGGTTTCAAGGCTGCAATGGGCAAGGGGATGGTAGAAGCTATCAAGATATATGAAGGCCGGGGGATGAAGGCGCGTCTGGCTACCGCGGCATTGGGGGCGCCCTTGGGCGCGGGTGCCCATATACCAGAACAATTTTTTGCCAGGCAGAATATGACCAGGCTGACCCCGACCGCAAAGGGGGCAAAGATACTGGAGCAGAATCCCGAGGCTCCGTATACCGCTTTGATGAAGGCATCGGCCTCAGCGCTGACAGACTACTTCTCGGAGTTCTCTGGTGAAGGAATAGCAAGGGGCCTTAAATTCGTTGGGAAGCCTGTTGAGATGGCCGTGTCAAAGATATTTCCGGCCCGGTTGGCAAATATCACGGCCCAGGTTTACGCAAAAATCCAATCAACTAGGCTCGGTCGGATTGTGACATCGAGTGAGATCACCCAATTTCTAAGAACCCAGGCGGGCTATGACGGTATGATTTCTGAAATGGGAGAAGAGGGTCTGGCTGCCTTAATGAAGGCCGCAGGGAACTATGAGGATCTTCCCGGGCCCGGTATGCCTTCGGAGACTCCGCTGGTTGACAGAATTATGAATACAAAACCGGAGATTCGGGATCTTGCCATTATGGGGGGATCCTTTATTCTTGGTGGTGGCATAATGCGAGCCGGGGTTTCCAGGCTTTCACAGAACAAGGAGACCCGGATAGTAGCACCGGAGGAGCTTACCCTTTCAGAAGAGGAGCTCAATGCGTTGGCTGCGAAGATTACGGCCCCCGTTTTCGGGCAGAAGGGGCCATCTGGGTCTACCGCTGCGGCTGGTGCAAAGGCGACAGCAGAACTTAATGAGGCTCCGGCGTCAAGTTTACCAGACTTGGCCGCGAAATTAACGCAGAAGGCTGAAAGTAATTTGGCTAACCCGGCAAGGATAGCCCATAACAAAGAACAGATGAGGGTTCTTGATCAGATGCAAAAAACGCTTCGGGCGAAGCTCCAATCAGAATTGGCGCCTGAGGTACAAATCACAAAAAACAAGGAGGCACTCGATGAAATTCAGGGAACAAGGGAAAAACTACAAGAAGAAATGGAAAGCGCTAAAGAGTCTCTCAAAAATGCCCGGAGCAAAGGCTTCTCTGAAGAGGCCGTTTTATATCAGGAAAGCAGAATAGCCACCCTTCAAAAAAAGATTCGGGCAGCCAATCAGAAAATGGCAATCCATCAGGCGGCGATTAAAGCCGCGAGTTCTGGCGGGTTGACTGCCCGGGCTACCCAGACCCAAGCAAGCATTGCCGAAGTGGAAAGACAGAGGCAGGCCGTTGAAGAAGAAACGATGCAGCTTCTTATGCATCCGGAAATGGACTCGGTTGCCATCGGAGCCCGGAACATAGACACCGCTGCTGTTAATGAATTGCAGACTGTCCAGGCGCAGATTACCGAGGTTGAGGCGGCGGTGCAGGCTGGCGATGGCAAACAGACGCTGAGGCTCCAGGAGCTTTTAAATAAAGAAGCTGAACTTCAAAAGAAAATTGAGGCGTCTGTTTCGACCGGCAAAGTCAAAGTTCAGATGACTGGCAAAGAGATCCAGAAACTTGAGAAAGACATGCTGTCTAATGTTCTACATGCGGTTGCCCAGGGTTTTAAACTGGGGACGAAGGAATCCCTTGCCGAAGCCAAGAGGCTTCAGGGGATAATGATTAGGGCGATTGAGGAATCTGGCTTGGACCAGGCAACAAAAGGCCGGTACGCACGTAGAATTGCGGCTATTCAAACACCAGTACAAGCAGAAAAATTCCTCCCCAATTTACTTGGAGATCTGGACCGCATTATCGCTGCCAGGGATTTAACCCGGGCACGAAACGAATTCTGGCGGGTAAGATCGAAGGCCCTTAAACTTTCACAAGACAAAAGAAGCACGATTGGCGGGAAAGAAAAGGCTGCAATAAAAGAATTTCTCGGGAAGTTTGCTGACTATGCCCCTTTTGATGAAAGTCTTCAGCAAATGGAGGCGAATAAAAAGGCAGCAATCGAAAAAGGACAAGCCGATTTGGCAGCCGTTCTCGCCGGGAGGGTTGAAAAATACAAGGAACTCGAAATAGAGGGGGCCTTTGGGCCCGGAATGCAGAATATCCGGGATATGGATGCAAGTGATATTCAGAGAGTGACTGATGAGTTAAGCTATTTATTGGCCACAGGAAGGACTCGGCAGCAGGACAAGAAAGCAGAGCAGCACGAATTTTTTACTCTTACCAGAGACACGCTTGCAGCCAAGATAAAAGATGTTTTTAAAAATCCGTTTACACCCGAGGAGCAAAAGGCTTTCTCAAAACTTTGGGCCTCTATTAAATCCATAGATTCTTCTGTCTTATCCACGGCGACCTTCTGCAAATTACTTGATCGGGTTGGGAAAGTAGGCCCATGGATGAAACTCATGGGGCTTCGGATTGAAAATTCCATTACCGTCTGGCAGGAGCTTGATAGAAAAATACAAAAGAAGGTCAACAATATTGTCCAAAAGCATTATGAAAAACTCCACGCCGTTTTTTACAATAGCAAGTTCACCTTCAAAAACGGGGTTACCGGGGCGATCCACAAATTGACTGGCATGAATATGGTTGCCATCTATGCAAACTCAAAGCACAAAGACAATTATTCCGCTCTCGTAGGGGGAGAGGGGATGGGCTACTCAGACAGTGAGATCCTTGAGATCATTTCCTCTATTCCCGAAACTGTACGAAAGACCGTCGATGAGATCCAATTAGATGTCCTCGCTCCCCTCGGCCTCGATGTTCAGAAGATCACAGAAGTGATGTCAAACATCTGGCTTAAATTGGCAGAGCCAGGAACCTATTGGCCAAAGACCAGGGACAATGACATAAGTCCGCTGGAGGCATCGACTGATGTAAAAAATCTTTATGCCCCTCAGCGTGACGTGCTCGATATGCGGCCCGGGGCAACTTATAGAAGGTCCCAGGCAGCATACTCTTTGGATCTGGATGACCCATTCAAAGTTTTAAGCAGGCATATTTCTGAAATGACCCACTATATTGCGACGGCTGAGGTTATCCAAGACTCAATGCAGCTTGTTGAAGACCCTGAATTAAGAGCAGAAATTATCCGGGCGATCGGAAAAGAGAATTACGCCCAGTTCAGAAGCACGATTGCGACCATAGCCACTGGCCCCCAAAAATCAAAAACGGGTCTGGAAAGGGGCTTTAGAAAAAGCATTTCTCACATGAGTAAGCAGGTTATTGGTGCAGTCGGCATTAACCTGACGGCCATCGGAAATCTAGCCAGCTACGCGGATGCAGTAAAGGCCCTCGGCATGAGGGGGAAACTTGGCAGCGATACAAAAGCTGGGGTCAAGTTTCTCCGCCGGGGTATCCTTGGAATGCTTCATGTTAATAAGGGGGATTATTTCCCCATCCTCTCAATGATTAAGGAGATAAACAGGCTCATGCCCGGGATGTCCCACAGGTATGATACTTTCAAGGGCACCATTGCCGGGATCCTTGACGGGGAGAGCGTTGACTATCTTCGCAGATACGCAGGCAGGGAAGGGATCCCCGCTCAGGCAATGGACTTGATTGTATGAGGGACTTTCAAATTGGCGGATGCCATGGTTTCCTACCCGCTGGCCCTGGCCGCCTACCACCAGGCAAAAACAGAACTTGATCTACCTATAGACCAAGCGGTTGCTTACGCCCAGGACCTTGTCGAATCCAGCCAGGGGTCCTATCGGTTGAATCACATGGGGACCGCTTTTACAAAGGGGCCCTTGGGGAAAGCGATCGTGCAGCTTTTTAATTATTCGGGTAGCCAATATCAGCTTAATAAAATAATAATGAACGACGCGCAAGCCAGGACAGAACTCGAGGGCTGGTTTTCCATCAAAGGCGGGGTGACTGCGGCCTCCTCAATGGTCTCCCTCTTTGCCCTGGGTGTTCTGATCCCAGCTATTTATAACATGCTATTGAGGGTACCCGAGGAAGAATGGAGCGAAGAGCGTTTATTGGAAGAGTTACTCAAACAACTTATGTCTCACATACCATACGGCCGGGGCCTTACAGATGCCGGGCTTGCCTTGGCACAGGGAAAAAAGACGCGGGAATTATTCGGCGCCCTCGGTCCATTTAAATTATATGGCGAAAATGGGGCAAAACTGATAAATAGCATCACAGATTTTGTAAAGTCGGAAGGGGAAGACAGCGGGAAGTTGTGGGAAACGATGGTAGCTGCTTTAAACATTGCAGCCGTGTCATCTCGCCGGTTGAGTGCGGTGCCCATGCCTGCATTAGAAAGGTTTATGGAAGCCTCTTATGATTTAAACCAGGGAGAGACAGAAGACTGGCGTCAATTATTTTTCCCAAAACATACGCTTTCAAAAGAGGAGGAGTAGAACATGGCTATCGAGAATACTACCAATAAAATCAGGGAAGAGGGGGGCAGATCCCCAGGCGCATTTGATTTTGACTTTCGCATTTTTGCCGCGGCTGATCTTGTCGTTTACAAACTGGACAGATCTGATGACTCAGGCTCCGCTTTGACATTAGACACGGACTACACGGTTGAATTCACTGAAGGTGAAGAGGGCGGAACGGTTACCTACACGGTCCCCCCAACAGCAGATGAAGATTCTTTGATTGTTCGGGTTGTTTCGATTACGCAGCCGGCATCCATCCCAGAGGAAGAGGGATTTAACCAAGAGACTCTGGAGAATGCCCTGGACAGAATCACCATGATTGCACAGCAACTTGATGAGGCTATCGAGAGGGTGCCCTCCATCCCCATCACAGACAGTAGTGGGGACCCTACTGAGGCTCTAACGAATTCAGTAAATGCGGCTGCGGCTTCTGCGGTTGCCGCTGATGCCTCCGCTGATGCCGCTGATGCCGCTGATGCCTCCGCTGATGCCTCCGCTGGGGACGCTGCTGCGAGTGCGGCTGCAGCTCTCGCATCTGAGGAAGCGGCTGCGCTCTCGGCGGCTGCGGCCCTTGCAAGCGCAACGCCTCATTCATGTCTGGTTACGCTTTCAGGAAACCAATCGATTGCCACGGGAACATACACGAAAATCACTCTGGACACGGAGGTTTTTGATGTGGGGTCCAAGTTTGCGAGCAACAAGTTTACTGCAACGGGAACGGAAAAAGTAGAAGTCAAAGCGTTCGCCTCAGTCAATGACCTGAAAGACGGTGGGATGTTCTATACTTGTATTTACAAAAATGGGGTGATCTTTTCAAATTTCTGTAATCACACAGGATCCGCCAATCAAATAACTGCTGGTGGTTCTATTGAGATGTCCCTGGTGGCTACAGATTATATTGAACTCTATGTTCGCCACGATCACGGAAGCAATAGAGAGGTTCTTGGGGCTTCATCCTTTGTAACATTTCTCAGCGTCAGAAAGGTAGGGTAATAGCATGAAGGTTGTTAAACAGATTTCGACAGGCAAACTGGTCCACGGAGAATCCCCTGATTTTCTGCCAGGAAACGGAATTAAGAATGCAGTTTTTTTCTCAAAGCTGGACCCCCGGGACCTAGAGGAAATTGAGGTAAGCCCAACAGAGTGGGCCAGTGCGAATAAGAAACCCGCCATTGCCTCCAATACACAGCTTCTTGAGAAGATCCTGGAGATCGCTCAGGAAGGTAAGTCTGGGAAAAAGAAGACCCTGGAAGACTTAAAAGTCGAAATTGTAGGGGCGGTTGAACCCGTCAAAATCGGAGACTAACATGGAACGCCGTAAAGATCACTTTCTGGGGGTGCCGATTACTCTATGGATAACGATACTTGGTGGAATTGTAAGCCTCGTTGCAACGTTCACGACTTTGAAGGCCGATGTCAAGTATGAGAAAGAGTCTCGTCTCCAGGGGCAGGAGACACTTAAAGATGACTGCAAACGGATTGAGCGGAAGATTGATCGGATCACGGATATTCTAATGAAGTTAAAGTAATGGCTTCCCAACGCTGCCAGTTTTGCGAAGACTCGATGAAGATCCTTGACGAGATAGCCAATGAGCTTGAAGATCACGTTAAGAAGTGGCGTGCCTGCCCGAACTACTGGATTGAGATGGAGCGGATAATTCAGCAATTACAGCACAGGGTTAATTCCATCAGGCGTGAAAGAAAATGAGCCTCCTATTCCACGGTAATAGTTCTCCAGACTGGCCGTATATATCAGAGTATTTAAAACGCCACGGAGTAGATAAAGATATTTATGATCTCTGTTTCTTCGCTTATGATAGGGGCTGGGACGCCGAGAGTAATGGGGCCTCGGTCCCCTGGCGCAATACCTGGATTGAATTTTTTTTGCCCTCTGAACTTGACCTTGAAGGCGACGTGTCGTGCTATCTCAAAAACAAAGATGGGTCACTTGCCAAACTCGCTCATCCAATCTTCGTGGTTCACGATGGCCTATGGAAAAATCACGGTTTGTTTTGGAGAGGCCACAGGCTTGAATGCTGGACCCGTTGGGAAGTGGACCAGTTTCTCTATCGTGGCATGAAGCAATGTCACTTCCCTGTTAAGGCTGTTATCCGTTGGCTGGGTGTCAGCCTTGCCCGGCTGTGGCTACCCTGGGATTAAATTCTATATTCAGGCATCTTCTTCGTCGGGCGTCTTCTGCAATCAGTAGGGCATCCGCAACATAATGAGTAATCTTTGCATCCTGAAAAAGAAGGGAAGCCTTGTCCCAAGTGATCCTTTTATTCCCACCGGTCTGGCATCTCATTCGATGCTGCCATTTCTGGGGTGATACCATTTCAACCGGCCAGAAGTTCAGGCTTTTAAGAAGCCCTATAGTCTCCCCGGTATTACTTCCAAAAGACCGGATGCTCCGTTTGGAGTCATGGGCGTGGGCATGATTATCTTCAAAGGTCCCGAAGACTGGTATTCCCTGGCGTCTTGCAGAATCAAGGATTATGCTTATTGACGCGTGGGCAATCTCAAATGGAAAGAGACACCCACAACCCAGCACCTTGGCCTCCGGAGACAAGGCGGCCCATCCGCCTTTCGCCCCAGGGTCAAAGCCAAACTGAATGAAACTACTTTCCATCTGAGGTTTCTTCTTTCTGGCTTATCATCTGAAGTGACCACATGGCACTCTCTTGCAATTTCATAATGATGAGGGTTTTTACTCTCTCGTCACACAAGGGGCTGTTAAAATCATACAGGTCCTTGATTACTTTGTTGATTGCTCTTGTTGTATCATTGATTGTAAATTTAATTTCCTCTCCCACTGTCTACCTCACTTTCTTTAATTTGTCTGAGAAGTTCTTCCACCTTGCTCTTATTAACATGAGGTTTTCTGGGGTCCAGAAGCTCCTCAAGTTTTATGATAATCTCTGCCAATGTCATAGCAATTTCCTTTTCTTAAAATTTTCCTCCGGCCCCGCTTTTTCTCTAATCATAAGATCAAGCCTTGCCAGAGCGTTCCAGGCTGCGTGTGCTGCATGAGTCAGGCCAGAGCCAGGATCTAGTAGTTCCCCTTCCCCCTGCGCGAGTATGTGCCTTAGCATCGCATCAGTGTATCTGCTAACCCCATCCGGGACAGAGACCCATCCGCTGTCAGTATATTTGTTGGCTCCGTATGTGCCGACCTCGCCGACCGCCTGCAATGCCCGGGCAAAACCAAGCATCACAAGCCCAAGTCGGTTCTTCCCCGCATCTAATTTTGCCCCTACGTCGCTTGGCTTCTTACCAAGTGGATCCGTTTCCGTCTCAGTCATGTTCTGCCCCTCCTCTTTAAAACTCCCCACCCGCACACACTGGTTTAAATGGTTCTTGGTTATTTACTCCAGTTAATCAGTTTTCGATTTTACGGGCGGGGGAATGTTGTTATCTACCACTCCACCCAGACGACGTTTGTACGCTCGCTCACGTTACGCTGAGGCCCCCTGATCAACCCACTCACGAGGAAGCCCACTC